CACCAGCTTCTTGAACGGACCCTTGTGGCCGTCCTTGCAGTCGTTCCAGGCATGGATCAGCTCGTGCAGCAAGGTGGCCAGCACCTGGATAGGTTCGTCCAGGGTGGGGCAAATAAACATGTTGGCTGTTCCGTCCGAAGACGTTTCGGTACCCCAGCACTGCCCAATGGCGCGGCCTCGCGCGCCTTTCGGGAAGCCGCAGCTGCAGGCCCTCTTCTTGGGCAGGGTGTAGCCATTGCCATCGAAGAAGGCTTTGTCGAGCAGCTCGGCCGCCGACACCAGCCAGCCCTCGCGGGTTGTGTGCTCGTTACGCATTAGTGCCGCCCCTTCGCTCGGTGAAAACTATCAACCAAAACCTGCCTAGAAATTAGTATAACTTGCGTCAAAGTTACTTCGGACCCTGCAGCCGGTCGCGGCTGACCCTCTTCCACCCACAGCTCCCATTCTTCATTCAGCGCTGTAGCAATAACCTGCTCAGGGTAGGACAAGATGAACCGTAAATCCTCGCGCGCTGCTTCCAGGTGCTCCTCATCAACAACAGCAGATAAAAGATGCAGCCTCTCATCAAGGAGAAACTTAAGCAATTGCACCCAAGCAGCATTTGTCATCGGAGTACCTTCCAGCTCTCAACAATCTTGTCTTGCCGGTTCCGGCCAACGACATAAACGTCGCCCTCGTATTCCACGGCTGTTAACGTGCAGCCAGTGGCACCCCACGGTGCCATGATCTCATGGCTGCAGTCGGCCGGAGGTGGGTGTGGTATCCACGTAGCTCGGATCAGCTCGGCTGGGGTCATTTTACTTCCTCGAAGGCGATGCAGTGGTTCCACTGCATGCCATCGGAAAGCCGACCGGAATGCCAGTCTTGCATTAAAGCTCGACGTTCGGTCTGGGTCAGCTCACAGTCGGCGAAGAAGCGAACGCCATACCTGTCCTTTTTGAAGGAGGTGGGCTGAACAACTTTGTTCACTCGTTGCAGTACCACTTCACGCCATTCATTAAGCGACTGCTCGTCGCCAAAGAAACGGATCAACATACTAACCTCCATAATAACGGTTAGACTTGCGGCGGAACCGGCTCACGTCCACCGAGCGAGCTGCCTCCAGCTCGGCCTCGCTCAGCTTGCGAGCAGGCTTGGCTGACTGGAAGCCCTCAGCCCAGGCAACACCCTCCTCAGTCAGCCGCAGAGCGCCTAGCGCTGTCCGGCCGTTGGTGTAAGGGTTGTCAGCTTCGGTCTTGCCAGCGCGGAAAGCCTGCTGGCCTTCGGTGAAGGCGCTCATACCAGCTTCGGCCCGTTCAGCATCCACTGGTCTTCCGGCTTCAGCTCGACGCCGTAGTCCGGCAGCTTCGCCTTGCGGCGCTTCACCGCTGACTTAGCTCTCTCGGCCTCAAGCCATGCTTCGTATTCAGCGCGGGTTGACATGGTCCGTTTCCTTTTCTGTATCGTACGACCAGTGTGCCTCCGACCTGCGCAGAAGACAATACGCGATTTAACGAATGGTTACTGATTGGTTAATTCGTCAGGGTTGTCGTCTTCGAACCTCTCAATGCAAGGAACGCACAGGAACCGGCCAGCCCGCTCGTGCCAGAGCGCTCCCAGCCGAATGCACCGCTCACAAACCTTCTTGCTCAATTCAGTGGTCCTTTTCTCTTGGCGTCCGTGAAGGCCAAGGTGTCCAGCATGCCCTTCATCCAATAGCAGAGCAGCTTGGCCACCGTGAATGATCCTTCGGCTGCGTTTCGTTCGTTAGCCAACCACTCCTGCCACTCAGGTTCCATTGCTTCAGCTATAGCTTCAGGAGTTGCTGTGGCTCGCAACACCACGAGGTCAGCAAATATCCTATCACATTGAGTCCTGTCGTTCTGGTCCATCAGCAACGGCCGGTTAAGCTCAGGGCTTTTTATCAGCATGTTGATAACAAGCATCCATGCTGCACCTTTATCAGAAGGGAGGAGTGGTGTCATTGTCATGGCTGGTGTCCGTTTCAATTTCATACTGCTTGTAGAAGTCCCAGTCCTGCTTGCCGTGCAGCTCGTCCCAGCGGTCACGAGCGTCGTGCAGCGTTGGCAGCGTCCAGAAGTAGGCTCGCTTCTTCACCTCGCGCTGGAAGCCGTCGCCACCTGTTTCCCAATAGGTCGCCAGCTTCTGGACCACCTGCATTTTCGGACAGTACTTGTACATGAACTTGCCGAGCATCGTTTGGCTTCCGCGCCGAGCCACACGCCACCGCTCGTTGTGTTCAACGAAGTCAGTGATCAGTGCCTCCTTGCGCACCTCACGCGGCCACTCCTTCTCCTCGGCAAACAGGGTGCCTTCCTTCAGCTTGTTGAACCACCAATCAGCCACCGGGTCGAGCGACAGCTCCTTCTGCTCTCTCAGTGCATCGGTCTGCGGCACGGCGCGGTGATCAAACTCGGAAAGGTCATAGGTCAACAAATGGTGCAGCAGGGCTTCTCTGCCTCCATTGTCCATTTGTTGGCCTATGGCCTTGAAGTACGCTGACTTTTGTTGCTGTTCCGCACCGACGTCCAGTACGAGAAAACGGCGTTCATCACCAGAAGCAGGAACAACATGGTCATCGTTAGATGCCATAATAAGGTGGACGTTGTTCTGGGAACTCTCGACGTCGACGCCCTTGGCTTCGATCTGAATGGTCTCTTCAGTGATGAGAGTTTTGAGAATGCTCGCATGCTTTTTATCCCCAGCGTAAAAAGCCTCGTCAGCGAACAATACCACAACGTCCCGCAAATGAGCGTTGAAATTGCCGACCAGATGGCTGGGGTTGCTCACCTGGAGGAAGTGGCGGCCGAACAGCGAGCCGAAGGCTTTGGCGAAGAAGGACTTGCCTACACCTTTGCCGCCCCTCAACACCACAGCCACCTCCCCTGGGCTATTGGGCTCTTGCACGCAACGGGCCATCCAGCCCAGGAGGTAAGAGTAAACCAGTGAGGAGTTGCCGCAGACGTTCACCTTGATGTGCTCCAGGAACAGCGAGCAGTCACCCGGCTTGGCCACCACGGCGAAGCCCTTCCACAGGTTGTATGAGCCTGGAACTTCCTTGCCTGGAGCGAAAACAATGGACTTGAACTGACGGCGCTGCCTGTGCTTCAGCCACCATTTGCCGACCGGAGCCAGCTTCATGTTTCCCTTCTCGTCCAGGCCGAGCTCAACGTACTGGTTCATCCAGCAGTTGGCGAAGTCGTCGAAGGATATGCGCGTCAGCCGACTGCGGTTCATGGTGTGATCCATAACCTCCTCGACCACGCGGCATTTGCCACCAATGTTCATGATGACAGCGTACTCTTCGTTCAGCTTCCGGAGCCACGGATCGACGGCCTCTTCCTTGGCACGTTCGATTTGCCGAATGGCGTAACGCTCGGCGTTGTTGCCCTTCTCCAGAATGCTCTCGCTGATACCAAAGTCAGGGTCTGTAAGAATTGAGAAGATTACATCGTCCGGCACGTTGGCGCGGATCAGCTGGCAGCAAGCGTCGAACACCCACATGGAGCGGCTGTTGTCGCCTTCCTTCGGCTCCTCTGGGTGCTTGCCTTGAACCAGGATCACCTTGACGCGGTCTGGAACACCCCACTTGTCCAGGTCGTTGATGTCGTCGAGCCGCTCGACATTGCCGCTAATCTTCACGGTCGGCTTGACGCCACCACCTGTGAAGCCAGGAGCCTCCGGCATTTGGACCGCAGGTGCAGCCGTGAACTTGCCCAGGGGATAAACCGCCTCTGGCCTCCAGGTCACCAGCCGCGCGAGCTGCGGCGTTCTGCCCTTCTTGCGCTTGCGCTCGTCCGGAACGTTGACCGTTCCAGGGAGGCGCATAATCCGGTCGATGTTGTGGCAGTTGTCGCCACCGAACAGCAGCTCTAGCTGCTGGTTGTAGCGCTTGGCGTCTTCGGCCTTTGCCAGATCACCATTGACCTCGATAGGATCTTCCAGCTTCCAGAAGCCTTGATATCCTCCACCGCTGAAGATGACGACTGTGGGAGGCGGAACGGTGCTTGGTAGTTTGTCATTGAAGAGAGCCTCGCATCGTAGCCTCTCCTCTTCCAGGTCTTCACCGGCCCTTGGGTCAATGTCCACGTGTAGATAACTGACATTCTTGATGTCCTCGCGCTCGGCCTTTTTAGACAGGTCGTGCGTTGGTGGGTTCGTGGACCAATAGATATTCCGCTCGCCGTTGTACTGCTTCAGCCAATCCAACAACGCTGCTTCGGTCGACGGCCGAAAGGTCTTGGTGTCGATTGCCTTCTTGTCGGTACGGATAGCCGTCAGCACCCAAGGGCCTTCGGGATATACCTTCCGCAGGAAGTCTACAGCAGCGTTGTTGTCTGGCTGAACGGCCATTTAGCATTCCCAATAGCAGCAGAGAGGTGTGCAGTCGATCTTGCCCTGTTCCATCCGGTTCACCCACCACCGGCAGCACCCCAAGTCGCGAGCAATCTCGAGCTGGGTGGAACCTGTCCTACGCCGCATTAAAACGCAACGCTCGTTAGACTTCAGCCTGCCGATTGCGACGCGCTTGGCAGACCCTGGTTCACCCAGCTCCATAGCCGAGTAAGCACCGAGCGAGACGCCTAGTCGCTTAGCGGCTTGGCGCTGAGTTTCGCCTCTTCGAAAGCGGTCAATAAAGACTGTCTCCTCTGCTGTAGGCTTGGCAAATCCATCGTTAGCCATTGTATCAGCTTCTCCTTGTTGAATGGGGTCATTGTCATCAGTGCACGTTGGTAGAGCTCACCCATCGTTACTCTGCCAACGCATTGCGCAGCTGTCTCTCCATCGAAGAGAAGCCAGTGAGGTCCGTTCGCTTGCAGCAGCAGGAAGGAGCGACCACCCTTGCGCCAGCGTTGCTTCAGGCAAATACGTTGCTCCTTGGTGAAGTGGTCAATCTTCACCTCAGAGACGTTCTTGTTCTTCGGCCAAGCACGTACCCACTTCAGCTCCACCCAACCGCCAATGTAGTTGACGTCTGGCGTCCCAGGCTTGGCCCGGTTCTCGACAGCCCATGCGTCCAGCGACCGGAGCGCACGGACCACCTTGCCGCGCATATCTCCTTCACTCATCGGACGGAACACCATGCGGATAAACTTGAACCTTAACGCCAGCATCCCTGAACAGAGTGTTAGCCAGCTCGAAGCTCTCTCGCCATCGCTCCATGTCGTCCGGCAGCACCGAGTAGACCTCAACGATACCAGCATCGATGATATGCTTGGCACACTCCTTGCAGGGGAACACTGTGGTGTAGAGGTTGCAGCCGTCGACCTTCTCTGCAGCATGCAGGATGGCGTCCATCTCAGCATGGATCGTACGAGGATACTTTAGGTTTCTATCTGCAAGCCGCTCTGGAGTTACAGCAATGCCCTTGGCAAAATGATTAAAGCCAGCGGCCACCATATAACCGTTTGGCTTCACGATCACAGTGCCGACCTTCGTCGAAGGGTCCAGGCTCCTCAAGGCAACCTTCGCGGCCAGCTGCATCCAAAAGTTATGGTCCAACGTCATGACATGCTGTCTCCCCAGCTCTTACCCAGCTCTGTGTCCACGCGAAACGGGACCAGCGCAGGCATTGTTGTCCGCATTATAACGGCCATCGCTTCCGCTTCCTCTGGGCTTTGGACGGTGCCGTCTATTTCGTCGTGCACCTGTAGCTGGAGGTAGTGGCCTGCCTCATCCAATTCCACCAGCGCCTTCTTGGTTTGGTCAGCGCTTGTTCCCTGGATCAGCCGGTTCAGTGCTTTATGGGACCAATCGTACGTACCGTCGTGCTTCTGAGGGAAGTGCAACTTCCGCTTGCCACCAGTGATGATGTAGCCGTTCTTGTTGGCTTGGTCCTTGGCCTTGTTGGCCAGCATCTTAATGAACGGCGCTCGCTGGTCGAATGCCTCCAATATGCCTTCCGCTTCCTCACCAGCCGTCTCGAACACATAGCCGTCCCCTGCCTGGGCACGTGCTTGCATGGCCTCCTGGCGATCCTCGAAGTACTCCATCTTCCGTTCGCGACCGCGCCCAGAAGCGAGGCACCAACGAGTGGGAAGCCCAAGGTCACGAGCGAGCTTGGCTCCTCCTTCACCGTAGCAGAGGCCAAGGTAAATGTTCTTCGCATACTTGCGCTTCAGGCCGGTCAGGTCAGCCATGAATTGATGGTTGTCTAGGGTAGGGTCGTCCCAGTAGGCTTGCGCTGCTTCAGCGGCCTTCGGCAGCTTGCAAAGCGCAGCGAAGTGAGTGGTCCAGCGAGGCTCCTGCTGGCTGTAGTCGTTGGAACACCAAATGCCGCCTTCGTCAGGGATATAAATTGAGCGCCACATCTTGGCGAACTCATCGCGGCTCGGCTGTTGCTGCATGTTCGGGTCAACACAGCTCAACCGGCCGTAGCGAGCGCCGCGTTGGTCGCCGCTGTCTTCATCCTCTCTTGCTATCTGGGTGAAGGTGCAGTGGATACGGCCGTTGACCATATAGCGACGCACAGAAGCCGCGAACGTGGTGCGCAGCTTATTGACCTTGCGAGCCCAGGCGAGAGAAGCTGCAACCGGGTGGTCGATGCCGGCGAGCACGTCCTTCCGAATGGACGGCTTGCCTGTGCTGGTTTCATCCAGCTTGACACCAATGGCTTCCAGCGCTGGAGCCAGAGCGCCTCCCTTCCAGACGTCGCCGACGTTGATCTTTACACCAGTCAGGTGCTTGACTTTGTCGAGTGATTCAGCCTCCTGAGACAGCGACCATTTCTCAACCTCCTCCAGCTTCTGGAGGTCGATCTTGACGCCGCGCCGACGCATGCGTACGAGCACCGGCAGAACCTTGCTCTCAAGATTGTAGATGTCCCAGAGGTCTTCGTCGTCGATCAGCCGCTCCTGTTTCCGCAGGACAGCGAGTGGCTGGTCCACGTCGGCCTCAGCATACTGGCCAACGTAGCGGCCGGGTAGCTGCCACATGCCCTTCTTCGGATCGACGTTGTAGGCACGAGCGGCCTCCTTCAGGACGTTTTCATCCTTGCCAGGAAGGCCGAGCCGCAAACAGATATTCTGCAGGCTGAAGCTGTCGTGCAGCTCGTATATGAGCGGCGCTGCAACCTGAATGTCGCGCCAGTAGCGAACCAACTTCCAGTCAATGCCCTCCTCCAACATGTAGTCCATGTCGTAGGACAGGTTCGCGCCGACAAGGTCTCCTTTGAAGACCTTGGCTTGCGCTCGCAGGTAACGAACAACCTGGACAGCATCCAGGTTGTCGCCACCGGCATGTCGGATCGGCAGGTAGTGCTTCGGACCATCCTCAATGGCGAACGAAACGCCAGTGATATATCCGCCGCGCCTAACTCCGATCCCCAGAGCCTTCAGGTGCTCGTCCTTCGTCTCCACATCGACAGCAACCCTCTTTGCTGAGGTCCAGTCCGGCAGGCTCTCCATCGCCGGAGGCCGCCACGTTGCTGGTGGTTCGAAGAGCGGAAGCTGAATCATTGGACGTCTTCTTTGCTTGATCGATCAGCAGGTGAAAGCCATTTAGCGCTTGGTTCAGGTCCGTCGGCCTGCGCCAACGAAGAAGAGAGACAAGCGTGAGGTGCTCGACCACCTCAAGACCATTAGCTGTGGTGAACTTCTCGATCACAGATGGAGGTACTTCGCCGCGCGGGAAGCGTCCACCACTCACTGCAATTTCGATCAGCTTCTCGGTGTAGTGCAGGCCCTTCTCCAAGTCCTGAAGTCCGTTCTTCTTGCGCCAACGGCTGACATACTTGGAGGCGCAACCTTCCAGGTAGCCAATGCCGTGGTTCTCGATCAAGTCCCAATGTTGCAGCTCGGCCGCGTAGTGGCTTCCGCCGACCTGCCTGTCGTTAGCACCGCTCATTCGTTCACTCCAAATGCCTTCTTCACCACTCCTGATAGGACTGGTAAGAGGTCCATTGACTTCATGTGGTCGTACAGCTCCTGCGCCTCCGGCAAGAGCGGGACTTCCTTGAAGTACCGCTCGACTTCCTTCTTCCCTTCCTGGGCAAACAGGTTGCCGGACAGCTCCTGCTCGCAGCACCAAAGCCAAAACTCCAGCCGGTCGCAACACTTGAGCTTGGCATAGTCTTCTTTTGCTAGCTCGTCTTCTGCTGGCAAAAGAAGACTTTTGTTCAGCCTCCCTTCGGCCGCGTTCAGCAGCTCCTTAAGCCCAGGGGCATAGCGGCAAGTCGGCGCAGGGATATCTCCGAACCATGCCTCCGGCACGTCGTGGCTGAGGCAGGCCAGCGCGAGGCGCGGGAAGTCGTCCGGCCAAAGGTAATGCATCAGCATTGCTACTCCCCACTGGTGAGAAGCGTTGCTGTAGGTGCCGTGGTGCTGAATGCCGTGGCAGCGCTCTACCTTACCACCAGCGCGGCTCTGGACGATGCATTCAGCCAGCTCGCCTACTCTAACGTTGTGCATTGGCCTTCCTTTCGCGGCGTTCAAGCCATTCGGTCGCAGCCTTGCGCCAGTCAGACGCTCGACACTGCAGCAGGATTTCTTTAGCAATAACGAAGCGGTCAGGACATGATGACTTGTACGCTTGGTGCGCGTAGTGCATTGGTGTCACCACTCCTCGAAAGAAAGGAGTAGTCAAACCAGTGATCGGCCCTCGCTCCATGTAGACGGTGAGGTCCAAGTCAAAAGCAGCTTGGCCTCGTTCTTCCATAATATCAAACGGCTCGACCTCACCGCTTATGTATGGGTTGCTTACATTATACCTGAGAACGTCTACCTGCTTTCGCGTTTCGTCGTAAGCATGGAAGTTGTTCGAGAATTGGTAGTAGCGGCCGACAGCCCTGCCCAGGCTGGAAGCAATGTACTCCTGCAGCATGCTGAAGTGCACCGCGTTAGCACCGTAGGCTCCCCACACGATGTCGTTGGAACGGTTCGTAACCGTCATGTCAAGGTCGCCCTCATAATTCACCGCGAACATGGCCGTGGTGTTGCAGGGGAAGTCCTTGCCTTCGAAGCCAAGGTCGACACGAGTGTCCCACATACCAATGACGCAACGACGGTCATTAGGGTTTTTGCTTAAGGCCGCTATGACCTTCGCAATCTGGTCCGAGCCGAAGTGATGACGCCAGCGATGGCCGTAGGCCGCGTGAAACACCACTCCATCATCGCTGTAGTCAGCCATGCGCTTTACGTAGTGGGCAACGCTCTTCACGTCGCGCCGACCGGCCAGCATCCAGAGGCTCTCGTACAGGTGGAAGAACGGGTTGCAGTCCCGCTCGGCATGGAACATGACACGTTCCGTCGGCCGATAATAGGTTGTGTTCACAGGAGCAGGGAACAACCGGACGTTGCCGTTCCGGCTCGGCCGGTTGACGCCGTCAACCTGCAGCGCGCGCAATGCTGCGGGAAGAGCCTCGTGCACGTTACGTGCATCGATTTGGAAGATCATAGAAGTCTCCGGGTTTAGACTGGAAGGTCCAGCATCGCGTTGAGGGTCGCAGGCCGCACAGCAGGCAGCTGCACAGGAGGTGGCACCACCTTGTGTTCCGCCGGGATGAACGGCTCAATCTCTGGCCAAGCGGCCTTGAGGGTGCCAATGGTCGTGTACTGGTTCAGCATTTGGTTGACCTTGCTGAAGGCGTTCTTCATAGCCTCCTCCAGCTTGTCCTTGCGCTGCTCACACTTCTGCACAGCCAGGACAAACTCAGGAAGGTTTATCCTCGGATTTACAAAGCTGTGTGGTGTGCGCATATGGATCTCATCAAACTGATGATGAATACATTTACGCGCAACGGCGTGGTTCATCCCCCAATACACTCTGCCGTTGAAGTGGTAGCAATAACTTCCTGCAGCTGCTGAGAAGTTGAATGAGTCTTCTTCCTTCAGCCATCCATCAGGCAGCTCTGCGAAGCGCTTCTGAGTTTCAGCGTCAAACTTGATGTTGTACGCCCACAACGCAATTCGACGGTTCTCCTCGAAGAGGGCGTCCCCTTCTTTTTGAAACTTGTGCCTCAGAACAGCTGACTGCAAGGTGGAACGGATTGCAGCATTGAGGCGGATACTGTTCTTCATTGGAAGGGATTTCCTTTTCTGCCAAACTCCATTGGAGGATGGCAGAAGACAAGAAGTCCCGCAATCAGGAAGCGGGACGATATCTCTGTTTCGGCGTCCCTTCGCCGGTCTTCACGCGCATGTACTTGTCGTACTCACAGCACCAATGCTGCACAGTGGACAGCTCCCACTGCGGCCATTCCTTCAGCCAGTAAGATTCCTGAAGCCGAGCCACAGACAGCAAGTGCCGCATGTAGTCAACGATTTCCTCTTGGTCCTTCTTGCTGTTGTAGTTGAAGCCATGAGGATGGCCGTACTTCATCCGGCTGATGCCTCTCGCTGACCCTGGGCCTGGAGCCGTCCACACGTTGACGTCCCTCGCGTTCTCCAGCAATGGTGTGAAGCGCAGGTCGCAAACCATCTGGTAGGCCATGAAGGGTCCTAGGTAGGGATATTCCTTCAGGATATCATGCGCTCGATAAAGCCTCTGGGCTTCCAGGATTTCACTGACGATCAGCTCTTCATAATCGAACAGCTTCTCAATGCACTGAAACAACCCAGTCGCCTTGTCCATTCCTGGTGGCGACTTGATCATGTACGCGGGATTGAGAATGCGCTCGCCATTGGCGGCCATCTTCCTTACCTGGGCACAAGCCCAGGAGAGGCTGGCAGTCTCGCCCAGGAGGAAGGGGAGAAGGTTGCGGCCGGTCTCAATGTTGTTGAACCAGCGGAAGACGACAGCCGCGCGAAACTGCTGCAGGTGATTGTTCCCCAGCTTGGTGCGGA